CACGAAGATCTTGAGGAATATTTCCTGCGTAACTTCTGGGGCAAGAAAGGGGTCCGGTCCAAGGTGATTGGTCTGGTCTTGTTGGTGTCTGAAAATGATTAAGTGCCCGGAGTGCAATGGCATGGACGAGGCTGTATCTGCCATCTCGTGATGACGGAGCTGGCGGTGCGGCTTCGAGGAGGATTTCACCGGGCAAGCATTCTCTGGCGCAGGAGATGACCATTTGGATGGTGGGCCAAGTGCGGGTGCGCTGACGCTTGCGGATCTGCTGAGCTGTGCGCTCGAGGGTTGCTGAGAGCTGGTCGTGATTGAGCTTGGCGGGCAGCTCGCTGTTGAGGTCCTCGGCCATGTCTCGGACTTCGGCTGCGGCTTTGTCGTGGGTGAGGTGTGTTGGTCGATCGTATCGGCTGATCATGTCTGTGACCCAGTTGCGGATGTGGGCGATGCGCTGATCGTAATTCATAGGCTCTCCTGTTCGTGTTCGAAGGCCGCTTCGAAGCAATGCTCGAGGGTTTCGAAGTTTTTGACATGGGATCCGACGATGTTGAGATCCCAAGTGCCATGATGGCCTTCCGAGATCTCGTAGCGTTGCCCGGTGTCGCTTACCATCAGGTAAAATCCGTCTTTGCGAAGATGCCAGTTCATTCTTTTGCCTCCCATTTGAAGTCTGCCCAGAATGCGTCTGGTCCGCCGTCGAGCTGGTCCGCCCAGCGTTCGCCGTTTAGCCATGTTGCGAAATGCGGTTGATACTCGGCTGGTTTGTCGCGCAGCTCTGGAAGGTGGATTTTCAGACCTTCGGCGATGATGGCCGGGTCGACCTTCTTGGCTGCTGCGACCCAAGCTTTGCGAGCCTGTCCTTTGCCGACCTTGCGAGGGTAGAGGTTCCAACTCTCCTCGAAGAGCAAATCAGAGTCACTTTGTAGAGTTACTTTAGTAACTCTTTTTCTCTTACTTTCTATATCTAGTTCTAGTTCTAGATGCTTAAGCCCGGCTACTCGTTTTGTTGAAGCCCGGCTAAGGTCTGAATCGTTTGTTTTCAGTGGGTTAGAAAAGTTGCTCGTTATTGCCTCCCGATAGATGCGTTTTTGCTCGGGGTAGTTTTCTGCCCGTGTTTGTCCTGATGTGTCATCCATGACAATATCACTATTCGAACCATGCTGTTCTGAGGTGCTTTCTGTGCCGTTTGTTTTCAACAGCTTACGGATTTCTGCGCCTTTGGATCCTGCTTCGCTGCGTTTTTGCTGGGTGGCATTTATGCGCTCGAACTCCCGCAGCAAGCGAGCATTCTTCAGTTTCGCTCCCGCTTTGCTCCCCGCACGGGTGAAAAACTCGCGTATTACGGGCAAAACAGTTGTATTGTATTCATCCTCGCTGCACCGGAGCTGTCGGCGGATCCAGTCGGGATTTGCTGGAATAGTGCAATTCGGTGAGCGCCAGCATAGGCGCAAAAGCCGCATATATGCGCCGTCCTCGGCGATGGTGAGATGCGCTGTGTCTGCATCATAGTCGTTTACATAGAGGGGTAAGTATGGTATCGACATTCTTGGGAATCTCCCTCCCTTGTTGTTGTTTGACTGCCTACTGGCCGAGCGGATTCGTCCCCCGCTCGGCCCTTTTTTTATCGCACGATGACAGCAACGCCCGGCGTCTCGCCGTAGAGCTTGGTTACTGTCAGCATACAGACCTGAACGTCATCCTCATAGGCCACGCCGTTCAGGGCGTCCAAGATCAGCTTGGCAATGTTGTCCAGATCCGGCTTGCCGGGGATCTCATAGTTTTGCCGGGCCCGGCTCTGGCGTTCTTGCGGCCAGCTCTTGGGGATGGGCCATGTGGCGATGATATGCACCGAGCAGCGGCCGATGCGCGGCTTGCGCTGGGCTTCGATCATGGCATCACTGGCGATCGAGGCGACCATCTTCTCAGCAGCGGCCGTGATGGCAGGCGTGTAAGTGTGGCCTTGCCGGGTGAAGCGCGGCCTGCCCTTGCCTGTCGGCTTGCCCGGGACAAAGAAGCTCAGGAAGGTTTCCATCAGGCGATCCTGTCCAACCAGTTTTCGACCGCAGCGTTGCGATCGTCCTGCACCAGCTCTCGATCGAGGATCTGCGTCACAAGCCGGGCTTGGCTCACGCCTTGGCGCGTCGATTCAGCATCGAGGCGGGCCTTGGTATCGATCGGCAGACGTAGGAACATCGCCGCCAGCTCGCCAGATTTCTGCTTTTTCTTTTGCATTTTCAGCGCCTTGTGATTTTTTACAACTTTTTTGGTGTGACCCTATTGACTATCCGATATCACATCACTAATTTCAAGTTGTAAGTTGAGGCTGCGGCCGGGACTTGCGGGCTCTTTCTCCTAGCTCTGGGAGCGCGTGACGGCGGAAACGGACAGATCCTGAATGGCGCGGATGCGCTGGGCCGATGGTTGCAATCCAATGCATGAAGGCCGAACCGCTTGGCGGGGAATGATCGAGGCAAGAGTGAAATGCTTTAGTGCCCGTGTGACGCCGGGCACTTTGTGGATTTCACAGGGAGACTAAGATGCACATTAAACCTTTCAGGGCGCTGCATAGGGAAGAGATCTGGGCGATCAACTGGTGGACGGATCACGTTCTACCTGACACCCGCGAATACATCGACGGGCTGATCGAATACTACAACGAGAACGCGATCGAGGCTGGGCCGAACGGCAGCTTCTGCAAGATCACGATGGCTCACCTTCAAAGGGTTGAGGATGTGATCAACGACAAGATCGAGTTCTACATCGAGCGGATCAAGGATTGGGCGTCCGACTAAGGGCGCTCGCAACTTACAGGAGGCCATGATGGCAAAGGTTAGAGGTGCGGCGATGTTCGACTTGTTCGACCGGGGAGCGCAAAGCGTGTTCGGCGGGCGGCAGATGGACATCGAGGAGTTGATTGCTGAGCAAGAGAGCTTGTTGTCGCGGATGGACCGGAAGGACGAGGCTGCGGTTGAGGATTGGATGGCTCAGGCGAAAGCCGGGGTCGTGATGCGGATCTGTTAGGGAGAGCAAGATGCAAATTGTTGTCGGAGCAAGCAAAGATATGGTTGCGGAATACGGCGTCCAGCATGACGGATCGCCGTTCATGGTGATCATGATCGATGCGGGAGAAATTATCTCAGTGGATGAATGGCCCTGCATCAAGCGGGCCAAAAAGGCTTACAACTGGGGCCAGCCAAGCGCTGACGGAGAAGCCTGCGCCTACTTGGAAATCTAACAAAGGGAGACTGAAATGAAAGCTGCGTTTTTGGATTGGAAACCTGACGCTTACAAGACTGCCGCAGGCGCGGCGCTGTCGCTTTACAAGGCGATATGCAAAAAGGCCAAAAAAGAGGGCTGGGATCCGGCGGGTGAGGTTTGGATCAGCAGCCCGGCCGAGAGCTTGCAGCGGGGCTTGGTTGGTGAGGTGTGGCACGTTTGCTGGGAAAGCGGGCCGCACGACTGGGCTTGCAGCGTGTTTGCTTGCGGTCAATGGGGCCATGTCGAAACTTACTACGGCTTCGACCTTGCCTTTTACCCCTGATTTTTGAGGAGACGGAAATGAAAGCAATGTTTCAAGTTGTCGGCGAAGGGTCGGCGGATCTGATGTCGTGGGACGAGTTCAAGGCGCGGTTCTGGCTGCGGTTTATCTCGCCGCCGATGGTGCAAAGCTTGCGCGAGGTGCTGAAGGTAGCGCCTCGACTGCGCGGCTTGGCCGGGCCGTTCTACAACGGAGAGAAAGATGGCCTGCCTGTCGTGCGTTACGAGAGCTGGGAAGTTTATGAAGCACTGAGCAACTGAGGGGGCAGAGATGCCGAACGTTACGAAAGAGCAGATCCAGCGCTGGCTGGGCAAGCGCCGCTTGGCTCAGGTCAAACAGATCTGGTTCGAGGGCGGCGGCTTTCAGGTGGTGCTGAAAGATGGGCTGGTGAACGAGCGCTATGACACCAACGGGCGCTTTGTTTCGACTGACGAGCCGCTGTCCGAGATCAAAGCGGATCTGCTCGAGCTGTTTGACGATATCGTCGCAGAGTGACCTTTCAGTGTCTGGCCTTGCGGGGCCAGCATCTCGAAGGACAACAAAGAGGGAGACGGGAATGAAGTTCATGCAATTTAATCTGGTCGAGGTGCAGAAGATCCACTTTGCGAACGGATACGACAAAGATCCCAAGGCGCACAAAGCCTTTAACCGGATCTGTAACGAACTGGCATCATCTCCAACGCACTGGGAAGGGCCACATTGGGCAAACGCCTATGACGCCCCGAGCTGGGACGCCTACGCCGATGCGGTTTGCGAGATCGATGACGAGCCATTCATGGAATACGAGGAGAACTGAGATGACGAAGCAAGAGTTAGTTCAAGCGGTTCGGGCCCACGCCCTTGCCAACTACGCCAAAGATGGCTGGGATTTTCTGGTTGAGTGCTGGGAAGACAGCGACATCGAGGCCCTGATCGGCAACTCCAAGACTGTGCGCGGTGCGATCATGTGCTGCAAGCGCACTGTGAGCTTGCTGGATGAGCAGCGTAGCGGGGTGCAGTCCAGCTATGACGAAAATTGGGACTGGAACAACAAAGCCAGCCCCATGCACTACTAAGGCCGACAACATGAAAGAGTTGATGGCGTTGATCGAGCAGCTCGATGACGAGATCTTGATGATCGAGGCGGATCCAGCAAGCTGGGCCGCTCAACAAATTAAAGACCGGAAACGTATGAGGGCCAAGCTGTTCTGGCTGGCCCAACAACAAAGCGAGGAAGAAAATGAGATACAAGCTTAGCGCTGGGTTTATCAACGACACCTCTTACGAGCGGTTCGAGTTTGAGAGCCACGAAGATCTTGAGGAATATTTCCTGCGTAACTTCTGGGGCAAGAAAGGGGTCCGGTCCAAGGTGATTGGTCTGGTCTTGTTGGTGTCTGAAAATGATTAAGTGCCCGGAGTGCAATGGC